ATGCTGGGTGATAGCTTTCCTCCTGGGTTTATGGCTAGTTTTAGTCAAAATAGAGGTATATCACCTGGCGATGTTTTGTATCTACACTGTGAATTTACCACCCCGCCGAAAATTAAATTCATGGTAGTAGTTTGTTGTGAGCCACTTCTTGTTCTTTTGATAAATTCCGAAGTAAACCCATTTATTCAACAAAACCATTCATTGATGGTTTGTCAGGTTGCGATCAGTCAAGCAGACCATGATTTTCTTGATTGGGACTCCTTTGTAAATTGCATTCAGGCCCATGAAGCATTTGACCTAGAGGTTATCAAAGAGCAGATAGCCGCTGACTATGGTGGGGTTTTGAAGGGGCGTATTACAGATCAATGTATGCAACAAGTGCGGACTGCTGTTATGGCGTCTAAAACAATGGTAAAACGCCACAAAAGATCGATACTTAATGCGCTTCAACAATATGAGTAAACCCGCTATATGGCGGGTTTATATTCAATAAAATTTAGCTAATTTTTCGCTTATCTGTTCTTACTCTCTCCCATTCAATTCTGCCTTCTTCACGCCGCTGGTCTATATACTCAGCAAGATCCTGAATGTTGATGCAGCGCTTTGCTTTCTGCGATGTTCCTACACGATAAGTTGGGATAGGTAACTGACAGGCATTTGCTTTCGCTTCTGCTGTGTTAGGGCTCATACCGAAATACTTTTGGCATACCGCTGACAGCTCGATGTTAGGAGTGTTGAACTCAGCCATAAGTAAAAACAAAGTATTCATAGACGTTCTCCATACAACCTGGCTGCACCCAGGGGAAATTACAGGTCGCTGCTGGTGGTCGGAATCAGCTTCTGCCAGATCGCGGACACGTATTTTGCCTGATGGCGCGCATCGGCCAGTGCGTTATGTGCGACCCCATCGAATGGCATATCTCGCTTAGGATCGAAACCCACAACCCTGCCTAATGTGACGACGGTTCTGACGTCGTGATCGTTCCAAAATTGCCACGGGCAAACCTGGCCGGCACGCTCATATGCGCCGCGCAATATAACGTTGTCGAAAGTAGCTCCATTGCCCCAAACTTTTAAATATTTTGGGTTATCAGAATGCCATTAATGAAATGACTCAGTTCAGATAGGGCAGACGATATCGGCAGAGCATCATCAACACAGATTGCTGCTCGTGCTTCCGGGCTTTGTCTTAACCACCACAAAATAGTATCACCATCCGGCACTGCTCCCTGTTCCATTGCACTTTCAAGATTAACCGCGGTGTAAAACTCCTGACCCAGTTCACCGCTTTGCGGATCGAAGAACACGGCACCAATGGAGACGATAGGGGCATTCGGTTTTTTGCCCATAGATTCAAGGTCGATCATTAAATTGTTCACGTTAAATATTCTCCTGTTTTGGTGCTGCTTTAATCATTGCTGCCCAGCATAACTCAGCCCGGCGCGCCGCCTGTCTGCATCCACTCAATGCTTCGTATTCCTCCCACTCTTTTTCATCGCTGAAGTGCGGATCTGGAACAGATTCGAAGCCGTTAATAATCATCTCCTCTGTCGGTTCAACAGGAACAGCCACCCAGCCAACTGGCAACTTGTAAGCCTCTCTTACAGGTTCATCATTCTGAGCATCACGCAGAGCGTAAAAGACTTTATTACGCAATTCGTTGAACTCGTCGGAGCGAATATCTTCAGCGCGGTACGGCGGCGCCATTAAGCTATAAACTATCGACAACTCACGCTCAGATAACTGGATAGTTTTCACGATTTACCTCCGTTGAGCATGGCGACGCGGCAGGCGTTCCACGAGTCAGCCGCAGCATTACGTTCATCTTCATCCCATTGGAAAGATACGGATGAATCAACGCGAGTGCTTGCCAGTATCTCGATATTGTCTGGAGTGGCTTCCTCTGGCACTACCGGCACTGGCTGCGGCAACATGGCTTTGAATGCTTCGATATTGGCGTCATGCTCTGCGCGTTCTTCCGGCGTCATAGCGTCAATTTCAGCGTAATAGTCGGCGCGACGTTGCAGAGCAGTCAGCAAAGTTTCTGTTTTGCAGCCCTTGCCGATAATAAGACCTGGCTTTAACTCAACAGCACATGGAAGAGTTGCAGGGACTACCGGCGCTGGCGGGGCGGCGTAGAGCTTATCGCCAATCTTCAGGCCAGCCTCTTTCGGCGGGCGATAATAAACCAGCGTCCACGCTCCATTGATGAAAGCAACCGGCTCCGCCTTGCGCACTTCCAGCAGTTCATCAAACGCTTTCACAGCATCAGACATTGCGTAACCGATGTTACCGCCATCGCGTTGTGCTGCTGCTTTGCTCAGGATTTCACGAATGCGGTACAGGCGGTAATTTGAGAGCGGGCCGTGCGCCGGGTGGCTGTCACTGCCAGCGTCAAGCGATGCCAGCGCGATACGCGCCAGCTCTGCTGACTCCTCCAGCGTTACGCAGGTATCGAAGTCTCGTATTTCTTTCATGCGTTCCCTGGTAATAGTGGTCATAGCGTCATAAGCTCCATTTTCTTAATGATTTCAGCCTGTGATTCTTCCTCATCTTCAGAAGTAGTCAGCGCCACATCATCGAACGCAGAACGAACCATATCGACCTCTTCTTCGGTGAAAAAATCATCGCGATAGTCGGCCCATAAAACGGCAGAAAGACGACCACCTAAAACTTCGGTTGACATTGACACCGCCGGCTCTTCACCATCCTTGAAATCGACGACAAAAGTTACCTTACCCATCACTCCCCCTTACCGATGACAGCGGCGACGACGACGACTTCTTTAGACTGACTGGCGTTCTGGCGGTTAGAGCGGCATATCAGCGCCCAGAAGTTCATATCGCAAATCAGTGCTACACGCATTTCCGCAGTAAAGCGACAGCCGAGCTTATTTGACTTTCCGACTGACCGCCGACGTTTGCGCATTATCTTGCGCACGTGCGCCGCCTGTACTTCATCGCGGCGTTGTTTTGAGGCGTAAACGCCTTTTGCTGGTACTTTCCGCGCCTGTTTTTGATAAGCGCTTAACAGGTCGTGTACGTCTGTGAATTTAGCCATGCTTATTCCCCCTTGCCTGTGTCAGCGGCTGGCATATCGCACATGTTTGTCGGATGCGGGTTTTCGCGAATAATTCGAGCCATTCGTGCTGCCGGGGTTTCTGTCTCTTCGTTGAATTCACGAATTACAGCCGCCAGTTTGTCGGCGTCAGAGGAAGAAATATCACCATCGATAAACATCACAGGTTGCATCTGAGCGCTTTCCAGCGATGCCAGTCTCTCTTCCACAGCATCAACGGCATCTGTAAAGCCAAAGAAATTGCTCCATTCAGGTCGTTCACCTGTTGCAGCCTGGTACATATCGGCCAGCGCTTCCTCGGCATTATCGCGCTCTTCGATTAACTTTGTTTCGTCACGCTCCAGTTCTGCTATGCGCTTCTCTGCGGCTTCCAGCTTTGCCTCTGTCTCTCTAAATTTGGTATGCCAGCGGTTACATGCAACAAACGCCCCCTCCCGATATCCTGTTTCCATGTCAATTTCGTCTATCAATGACGCGATGATGTTGAGCTCGTCGTTATTAACTAACGCCATAAACTCACTGGTAGCCTTATCCCATGCATCCAGCGCATCATAATTTCTTGGGTTTTTGAGATGAGCGGCATATGTTGTGCGGTATTTTTCCGCAGCTTCACGCAGCGCCTGTTTGTCGATTGTCATGCTGTACGCTCCCGTTTTGATTTGCGCAACGCTTCTTTGTAGCTGGCCTTTGCTGCTTTTTTGGTGTTACACCATTCGCCTTCAATATCACGACGTGGATATCCATAAGCTGCGTCGTATGAGCAGCGATACATTCGGCATTTCCCATGACGGTTATATTCGACTTCTGGAAGCTGGTAGCCCAACAACCATTCACTGAATGACTGGCAACTATCAGCATCAAGATAATCATCGTAGCGAGTGCGTTTCTTCGGCTCAGGCAATGCAGCAATCGCTAACTCTTCGCCTTTATCGGTGACGTGATAGAGCGTTCCGCCCCCCGCAAAATCAGGCGCAGGCCGGGAAGTAGCACAACCATCAGCAACAAGCGCTTGCCACTTCGAGTTGTCCGTATGACCGTCACCAGCGAGGAAATAATTGCGGTACGGCGTCCTGTTGCGCTCGTTGATACCCAGCGCGTGCTGCATGAGTTCGATACCAGTGCTCATTGGGCTGCTCCTTTGCGGACGTTTCGCAGAAGCTGGTTAAATATCAGCGTTAAGTTATTGCTGCATCCAAACGGCAGATCATTGACGCGGTATGTCGGTATCCCACCGCGTGCGCCAGACTTAACAATTCTCCCTGTTGCATAAAGCTGAGATAGCGCGCTGGCTACGGCTGGCGTCTTTTTACCCATCGCTCTTGGATTTCACCGCTGGTGGCGTTCGGGTGGGACTGGAGATATTCAAATACGGTCATTGCGTTTTACCTTTACGTTCCTGTTCCAGTTGAGCCAATGATTCGGTTAATGCTGCGAACGTAGCTTCAAGCCTGGTAGCGACTTCGCGCATAAGCGATGCATGCTTTGGTGGCAATTCAGCCACGGAGGCAAACGCCTCCGCCACGAGTTCTTTTACCTTCATGCGGCGCATTGACGCTGCCCCATCAACTCATTAAAGCGATTTATGAACATGCCGTATGACTGGCCTGGACGAACTGGATTGATGATGAATAGGTCCGTCGGGACAACGCCATCGAGGCATGGCCACACGGAACCTTCGTCAATCTCAAAATCGCGGCGTTCGCTGGCGAGCATCACCAGATCGGCATATTTCACTGTTGGGTGTTGCTCCGTCGGTAGGCCAAATTTCTGGCGAATAGCAGCGTCTACGCGAGCTTCGATCACCTGGTAATCCGGTAACAGGCGCTTAAGCGGTGAGGGAATATCTTGCAGGTAGGCTTCGGCGGCATCATGAAGCAATGCTTCTAAGGCAAACTCCTGCGGAACGAGGTGGCTGGTTAAAACGCTATGCTGGCCGACGCTGTAAAACTCAGGAAGATGCCCAGCAAAACGGCAGATATGAGACAGCGCGGTAGCAATATCCTCGATGACGATATCGTCCTGTTGGATATCGAGGTAATTAAAGTGTTTGCCGGATAATGTCTGAATGTAGCTCATGGTTTTCTCCATATTGGCGCGCTGCACCGCGCAGATTTTGGTTGCACGAATCCCTCGCCGGGCGGCGATAATTAATGGAATTACGCTTCACTAATTACCCCGGTTATGGGGTAATTAAGGCTGTGCAATTACGCGCTGAATTTACCGATAAAGGTTTCGACCGGCTTACCGTCAAACTTGCCAATCAGCAGATCGCGGAATTCGTTTGCGATCGCTTCTTCCTGGGCTTCCAGTTGTACGATACGGAGGACGAAGCAAGGTTCACCGCTTTTCAGCAGGCTGTTACGCAGGCTGAATCGGCGCTCACCCAGTCCTTCATACGGGACGCATTTAAACTCGAAAGCGACAGGCATAACGTCTTTACTGCTGGCTTCCACGCTCTGCATGAGCGATTTTTTACCGCTGAAATCTTCATCTTCGTGGTCAGATTCCTGCACATGCTTGATATTGACGCGGCGAACGGCTCCAGCGGCCTGGGAAATGGACAACACGTTACCGTCAGCATCAAAGGCAGTAAGGGTATCGCTCCAGTCTTCCAGCCACTCGGCGATTTGCTTCTGGCTCAGTCGTTCCCCGTTGATTTGCAGCAGCGCGCGGAATGGCGCAGTTTTTTTCAGGCTGATCCCTGCAACATTGTCAGCATGTCCCGGTTTATCCAGCGTGCCGATATTGAATACGGAGCGCGCTGACATGTTGTCGGCGTCAATGAAACAACGTGCTGGTGCGTCGGCGGAAGCGTAACCCACAGAGTAACGGACAAAGTCATCAATGCTGGTTGTAGTCATGGCGCCACGAAAACGGAAACGCTGGGAATTAAAGCGTTCCAGGCTTTCAATCTGGGCGTTTTCAGGAACCAAAGCTGTCGGGCATTCAGTGGCATCAATGTTGCCGATTGACAGGCCAGCGATTGCCAGCTTTTGAACTTCCTGAATGGCATTGCCGTCTAATTGAGACATAAAAATTCCTTATTAATAGATGATCGAAGTGGTATCAGTGACTTTGTTGCTGCGGATCACTGAGCCGCTTTAAGCTTTCCGTCCACCGCGCCAGTGATCCCGAACAGTTGCCCCTGATCCTCCTGGAGGATGGTTAGCTTCCCGCCTTTGTTAACCCACATAGGGGTTTCGGTTGTGTCCTCTTCGGAGGCTTTACCGCGCGGGGTTGGGGTGCTGTAGTTCAGCTTGTGCTTGATCTTGACGCGCTTCTCTTCAACGGAATTACCCATGCGCTCAAAATCAAAGGTGAGGACTACTTTGCCTTTATTGCCGTTGTTCAGAACGCCAAGCGCGGTGGTGTTAAGTGCTGCCGCGATTTTGTTCATGAACACGCCGGCATCCAGCTCGCCCAAAAAGTCGGGCACTACGGTCATGCGGTCATTACTCATGGTTTTACCCTCGTTAAGGCGGCTGCAACCGCCGAACTTTCTCCATACACAACAGAGAAGGGCACCTGCATTTGTCGGCGACTGCAATCGCCTTCCTCCTGCCCGGGCGGGTTGGGTTATGAGCCCGTCGCCCGGTGATGCCCTTGTCTGTTGTGTAAAAAGGGCGGTACCGAGGTAGAACATTATCTTCGTCCCCCTTGCATAAGGTTGAAGACCCTGGTACCGCCAAGACTACACACAGCAATACTGGAACTACGGTTATCACGGTCCTGAGCGTGATTTTTTCGACAGGTATCTTCGGGCGGGGTGCCAGTGACTAGCTGGCAACCCTACGGTGTTCCATAGCTGGTGCCCGTGGGTTCGACGGGACCGTATCCACCAGGTGAGCGCGCTGGATTGGTAGTCACTCCAAACCGCAACCCCTCCCGAAGATACCTGTCAGCGAATCATCCGGTCATTCATACGCCACCGGCGGCTACTTCGTGGGCATCCTGCCTGTTCGCTGTTGATGAATAAAATCTAACTTAACTTAGTATTTTGGTCAAGAGAAAACACCAAACTTTAATTAGCTTGGTGCTTAGGTGGGATTAGCTATGTTTTAAAGTTCGTATTGAACGCCTTTAACGACACCGATGATCAGGCAGTTACCATTTATCGGGATGTTGGGATAGCGCGGATTTAGAGGGACTAAAAATTTTTGTGGGCCATCAATAACGAGTTTTTTTACTGTCGCTTCATTGGTTCCATCTATTCTGGCCACAACTATTTTGCCATGAAGTGGCTCGGCATCGGGATCTACAATCACAGTTGCGCCTTCAGGAATAGTGGGAAGCCCGTTAGGGTTTGTCATCGAATCCCCTTTAACTTCCAGTGCAAACGAGCTATCACCAACCCTTAAGGACGTCTCTACCCATTTATCCACTTCATTGAAAACTTCAGCAGCCTTGCATTCTGTGAATTGACCAGCTTGAACCCATGAGATTACAGGGACCCTGCGCATTTTTGTAATGAGGTTACCCTCGAATTCAGTGCCATATAGGATGTAATCAATTGATGTATTGAAGAATTTTGCAAGTTTTGCCAGTGATTCTCCACCAGGTACATTTATATCTTTTTCCCAATACCCAACCGCAACATCGCTCACTCCGCAGAACTTCCCAAGCTCTTTCTGGGATGTTCGGGTTATTCGTCTGAGGGACTTAATACGCTGCCCAACCGTTTCCATTGAAGCACCATTCACAAATAAAAGACTAAGTAATCTTAGTTTTTATTGACCAAAGATAGATTGGTAATTAATATCTAATCAAACTTAGCTAAGGAGGTATCATGACAACTGACGATATTGAAAATTACTTTGGCAATGCAGAAAGAGTTGCCGAATTTTTCGGCATTACCAGTGAAGCCGTTTACCAATGGCGCAATAGGCCTGGGCGCCTCATTCCGAAAGGCCGGGCAGCTGAAGCGGCATACCGCACTGGTGGTGGCTTAGTTTTTCACCCTGAGCTTTATGAAAAAAAATAGACCGAAAATTGATTTTAAGTAACCACAGAATCAAGGGGTTAACCGTGGGTAACGAACCTGAGTGGAAAGTGGAGCGTCAGCCAGCATGGCTGGTGGCCGCAATTAAAAAGACCATCACCGAACTTCCTGGCGGATATGCAGAAGCAGCGGAATGGCTGGGAGTGACAGAAAACTCTCTTTTCAATCGGCTACGCATTGAAGGAGACCAAATCTTCCCGCTTGGCTGGGCGCTAGTGTTACAGCGCGCTGGTGGCTCAAACCATATAGCTGACGCCGTAGCCCGCCATTCAAACGGTGTCTTTGTTCCGCTTGCAGATGTTGATGATGTGGATAACGGGGATATCAATCAGCGCCTTATGGAGTCGATCGAATGGATTGGCAAACATTCTCACTACGTCCGTAAAGCCACTGCTGACGGAATCATTGATGAGGCAGAACGAGCTCAGATCGAGGAGAACAGTTACAAGGTCATGGCTAAGTGGCAGGAACACATCACGCTGCTTTATCGAGTTTTTTGTGTCGCTGAAAAGAGTGACGCCCGCAGGTGTGCAGCCTCGGGCGCCTTGGCGAACAACTCTTCGAGTATGGAGAAATAATCCGCATGAGCAATTTAATCGTAAATTCTCATTTACCGCAACTCAGGATGATCCCTGTTCCGGGTTCACCGTCGTTTCGGTATGAGCGCAGAGTATCAAACCGCTGGGTTACGTGTAACCACAGCCGCGCGACCGCAATTGTGGGGGTATTTAACCGGAGGGCGGCGCAATGGTTCAGCAAATAAACGGGGTTAATGTTCCGGCACCAGCACCTTTGCTGGTTAACGGTCGCGTAACGATGAGCAGTCGAGAAATTTCTACGTTGACTGGCAAGCAACACGGTCATGTTTGCCGGGACATCGAAACAATGCTGGAGCAGCTTGGGGAACGCTCTGAAGGGTATATCCATATTTGGACACACCCACAGAATGGTCAGCAATACAGAGAGTTTCGCCTTGATCGTGAGCATACCGAATGCTTAATCACCGGATACAGTGCTGTGCTGCGGATGAAAATTATCCGCCGTCTGAGAGAGTTAGAAGAGGGGCATACGCTGCTGCCGCAGACCCTACCGGAAGCACTTCGCCTGGCTGCCGATATGGCAGAGCAGAATGCGGCGCTGGTAAGCAAGGCGCAACAGGACGCGCCAAAAGTGGCATTTGTAGAACAGTACGTAGAAGCCGATGGTGCGAAAAGCCTGCGGGAGACCGCGAAGATCCTCAATATGCCTGAAAAGGCGATGATTGACGCTCTGGTGCGCGACAAGGTCCTTTTCCGCCAGTCCGGCAATCTGCTTCCACACGCTTTGCGCCAGCGCGACGGCCTGTTCACTGTAAAGACAGGTTCATCTGAGTTTGGTCATGCCTATACGCAGACTCGCGTAACACCCCGCGGCGTCCAGTGGATAGCTGATCGCTACGCTTCCGAACTGATGAGAGGCTGATATGGAAGAGAATATTCAGCCACTTAACCAGTATTACCAGGATCACCACGGAATCATTGTCCATGTCACCGGGTACGATCACGATCGCCAGCGCGTTATTTACCGTCGCGCCGGTTATGAGTGGGAGTGCGCCGCGCCCAAAATTATTTTTCGTGCCAGATTCAAGAGGATAGACAAGTGAGCACATTGATTCAGCTTCTTGATCGTCCGATCGCATATAACCCGGCATTTGCAAAGTTAAAAGCAGGGAAAGTAAAGGCTGGCCCGGTTGCGGCAGTATTCCTTTCCCAGCTTGTTTACTGGCATAACCGAATGGATGGCGGATGGATGTATAAAACCCAGGCCGATATCTCATCAGAGACGGCGCTGACGCGTGACGAGCAGGAAACAGCGCGTAAACGCCTGGTAGCGCTTGGCGTGCTGGAAGAAGACCGCCGGGGCGTACCTGCAACAATGCACTACCGCATCAATACCGAACGGCTTGAAGCGTTGCTGCTGGAGACGGCGAAGCCAGTGAAGAAGGCCAGCCATGATAAAACCAGATTGCGGAACCTCCAGAATGTGGAAACCCCGCAATCTGGATTGGTGCAGTCCCGCAAACTGGATTGCGGGACTGCCGCAAACAAGAATGCGGAAGTTCCACAAACAAGTTCGGGGCAACCCACCGAACAAGCCTGCGGTGATCCCACAAACTTTCATACAGGAGATTACACAGAGAATACTCAGGAGACTACACAGGAGAATAACCCCTCTTGTCCGGTTCCTGCGGAACCCGACCCTGAAGTGACGATTACCGATCAGGCCATCGAGGTTTTAACCCACCTGAACCGGGTAAGCGGCTCCCGTTTCCAGAAATCAAAAACCTCTCTCGAAAATATCCGTGGGCGGCTGCGCGACGGGTACAGCGTCAGCGATTTGAAGCTGGTCATCGATCTGAAACATGAGCACTGGCATGACAACGACGAGCAATACCAGTACATGCGCCCCGAAACCCTGTTTGGGCCGAAGAAGTTCGAGGGTTATCTGCAAAGCGCCACACGCTGGGAAAGCCGGGGCAGGCCACCACGCGATGAATGGGGGAAAAAGCAGCCAGTAACTACGGCGCTTGCCCGTTCAAGTTTCCAGGGGGTTGATTATTCGTTACCAGAAAATTCGGGGTTCCGTTCATGATGCCAAATAAATATTGCCTGGCGCTGGCAGAACTGCGCAGCAAACCTGCTCACAAATTGAAAGAAGTTGGCGATCAGTGGTGTACACCGGATCTGCTTTTTTGTGGCATCAATGCGATGTTTGGTCCGCTGGTTCTCGACCTGTTTGCTGATGACGACAACGCGAAGTGCCCGGCATGGTATACCGCCGAAGATAACGCGTTAACCCAGGACTGGTCATTGCGCCTGCAGGAACTCGGCGGGGCTGGGTATGGTAATCCTCCATATAGCCGCTCGCAGTATCACGAGAAGCAGGCGATTACCGGAATGCGCCATATCATTGCGCACACACTGGCAATGAGGGAACAGGGCGGACGTTATGTCTTTTTGATTAAAGCGGCGACGGGGGAAGTATGGTGGCCTGAAGAGGCGGACCATGTTGCCTTTATCCGTGGGCGCATCAGCTTTGATTTACCTGTGTGGTACCGAGCAGAAGAAGGTCAACCTTCTGAATCATCTGCTGGGTTTAGTGCAGCCATTGCAGTCTTCGATAAGTCATGGCGTGGTGAGAGTTTTAGCTATATCGACCGCTCCGTACTGGAAGAGAAAGGGCGGGCGTTTATGGCGCTGGCAAAGTTCGCAGTTGGAAAAGAGCAGTTAACTGCGATCCAGACTTTTCCAGAGCCTGTATTGCCGGAAACCGAATCGCGTATCTGGCCTCTTGAGGTTGGCCTAGTGTTTAACCAGGTTGAAGGCGCTGACGCGCTGAGTGAGATCCAGCAGAACAAGCTAAAAGCAAATATCAATCAGCTCTGGCTTGAGCGCATGCCCACCAGCGAAATTATTACCGTTGCAGCCGGGCTTGCCAGCAGCATGCAGGGGGTAACTCATGCGTGAGATTATCGTTGATAACTTTGCTGGTGGCGGTGGCGCATCAACGGGTATTGAACTGGCGATCGGGCGCAGTGTGGATATTGCGATCAACCACGACGAAAACGCCATTGCGATGCACAAGACGAACCACCCGGACACACTGCATTATTGTGAATCCGTATTTGACGTGGATCCGGTAGCCGCCACCGGAGGTAATCCTGTCGGCCTCGCGTGGTTTAGCCCTGATTGCCGTCATTTCTCAAAGGCGAAGGGTGCTAAGCCTGTAAAAAAAGAGATTCGCGGTCTGGCGTGGGTAGTGGTGCGCTGGGCGCTGGAGAAACGCCCGCGTGTCATGATGCTGGAGAACGTGGAGGAGTTCAAAACGTGGGGGCCGCTGCTGGCAGACGAAATGCGCCCGGATCCATCCCGCACGGGCGAAACCTTCGCGGCGTTTGTCGGCATGCTGTCTGATGGCATCCCAGCGGATCATCCCGCCCTGGCGGAGGTGTGCGAGTTTCTGTCCATACCGGAAGGTAGTGAGCAGGCGCAGCGCCTTATTAACGGGCTGGGCTACGGCATCGATTACCGCGAGCTGCGAGCCTGCGACTTCGGCGCGCCGACGATCCGCAAGCGATTCTTTATGATTATGCGTTGTGACGGGAAACCGATTGTGTGGCCGGAACCAACGCACGCGGATCCGAAATCACCGGCGGTTCAGGCTGGTAAGCTGTTGCCGTGGCGCACCGCTGCGGAATGCATAGACTGGTCTATCCCTGCACCATCGATATTCGATCGCAAAAAGCCACTGGCAGAAAATACCCTCAAGCGCATTGCGCGCGGCATTCAGCGATTTGTTATCGACAGTGCGTCGCCGTTCATCGTGAAGTGCAACCACACCAGCACCAAAACGCAATACGACTGTTTCCGGGGGCAGGCGTTGGGCGAACCGCTACAGACGATCACGAAAACTCATGGTTACGCCATCGCAGTACCACATCTGACTCCGTTCCTGGCTGGCAGCGGCGGCAGTGAGTACCAGGCTAAGCCGCGCCCGCTGGATAAACCAGTTCACACCATACTGAAACAATCCCGGGCATGTGTCGTTGCGCCGGTTATCGCCCGACAGTTTGGCGCCAGCACCGGCCACCGCGCAGATGAGCCGAGCGCGACTATTACCGCTGGTGGCGGCGGTAAATCGCAACTTGTTACATCGACACTGATCCAGATGGGATACGGGGAAAGGCCAGGTCAGGAACCTCGCGTTCTCCAGATCGAAAAACCGTTAGGGACAGTAACCGCTGGTGGAAACAAGTTCGCCGTGGCCAGCGCATTTCTGGCGAAGTACTACGGCGGCAACTATACGGGACCGGGCGTCGGGCTGGATGAGCCGACTCACTCAGTTACGACGGTTGATCATCATGCGGTTGTTGCAGCACATCTGATGGTGAACAACACCGGGCATCCTGGCGGTTCCGTGGACTCTCCAGCGCATACCGTTACAACAGGAAACCACCATGCTGTAGTGACTTCTCATCTTGTGCATTTGCGAGGGTTCTGCAAAGACGGTCAAAAAATGGATCAGCCGGTGCCAACGATTACCGCCGGAGGCCAGCATGTTGGGGAGGTGAAAACCACTCTGGCAGTTGAGCACTACGACGAACAGCGTGCGCAACAGACGTTGGCGTTTCTGCGTGAATATTGCGGCGAAGACTGTACCGGGCTGGTGGATATCGACGGGATCACATACCGCATCGTTGATATCGGAATGCGCATGCTGCAACCGCATGAGCTTTACCGCGCGCAGGGCTTCCCGGACTGGTACATCATCGATCGGGATTATCGCGGCGTGAAGTATGCAAAGGATAAGCAGGTTGCCCGCTGCGGTAATGCTGTGCCGCCACCGTTCGCCGAGGCTTTAGTGCGCGCGAATCTGCCGGAAATGTGTGCAGAGCAGCAGAGGGAGGTTGCGTGAGAGCACTGTTAACCCCTGAAATTGTGCCACGCCTCGGCGTGGTGCTGTTCAAGCCTGGTCGCGAGCTAATGAGCCTGTTTGCTGGCGGGCGAGTTCTCGTTGCTGCTGAACCTAAAAATATGACCCGGCTGCCATCAGGCCGGGTTCCAGATGCCCGCCAGCCTCTGGCTGATGATCAATCTCTGGTTTCGTTCTTCACTGATGATCGGGTGATCCGCGCCGCAGGTGGTTTGTCTGGTCTTGAATACTGGCTTTTACGCCGTGTTAAAGAGTGTCAGTACCCTCATTCTGGCTATCACCATAAAGAGCTGGTCACAATGCGTCACGCTCCCGGTTCAATGGTGCTTTGCTGGCACTGTGAGAACCAGTTACGTGAGCAGACGACGGAACAGCTTGCAGATTTGGCACGCCGTAACGTGATCGCGTGGGTCATTGATACTGTGCTGGTGGCGCTTGGGTACAACCGGGAAAGGGAACTTTCACTCGGTGAGTTGTGCTGGTGGGCGGTTTACGCTGGCGCCGCTGATGCCATCACAGAAAGCATGGCAGCCAGTGCGTTGCGGTTGCCTGTTGAGCCTTTGCAGTCCGTTTACAAAGAAAGCGATATCACTCCTTCTTTGCCCGCCACAACGATTTTTAAGGAGAAGATTAAACCAATACAACGCTGTACTTTGCCCGTAGAGCATGCAGAGCAACAACAAAAGGTTCTGGCATTGAAAGCCGATCCTGAAGCCCCTGAGTCTTTCATGTTACGGCCGAAGCGTCGGCGCTGGGAAAACAAAATCTACACAGACTGGGTGAAAACTCAGTCGTGCGTCTGCTGCAATAAGCCAGCTGACGATCCCCACCACATTATCGGGCATGGTATGGGAGGCACCGCAACAAAAGCCCACGACATGTTTGTGATCCCACTGTGCAGAGTGTGTCACGACGAATTGCATGCCGACATGGCAGCGTTTGAAGAGAAATATGGTACGCAACTGGAGCTGTTGTTCCGTTTTCTGGATCGGGCGCTGGCGATCGGCGTAATTGCGAAAGCTTAAGTGTATGGAGCGCAAAGAAGCATGAATCAACAAGACCTGAATTTTGTAAGAATAGAATTGCGCCGCGCGCTACCTGACCTTTCTGGGGGAACAAAAGGGCAGCTTGAGGCTTTCAGTGAACACCCACCAGCAGACAAAAATGCCACCCCTCGCCGTGGAATTCATCTCGTCGAACTCGAAGGAGAGAAGGGGCCACGCTTTGTTAACTCACTTTCCGCGCCACTGTATGTGCTGGAAACACGCAGCCGCCGCAGGCCAATGCCGCCGATAAAAGATGCGGAATTTGAGTCCGCGCCGTGGCGTAGGGCAGTGTCCGCGCTTAGTGGATACCAGCAGGCCTGGTTGCGGTACTGCTACGGTTTTGACCTTAGCTATAAGCACCAGGTGATGATGTGTGAATACGTCTGGAAAACTTATCAGAAATGCCTTGGTGAAAACTCGCTTCAGGAGCGCGTAGTAAAGAAACTGATAGGCCTGGTATGGCTGGCAGGGCAGGAAATTGCCGCAACCAGAAATAATGAAACCTATAAAGACTATGCTGGTGCAGCGTTGGCCCGCATGGTTAGCGTTGACCGTTCGACATGGTTGCGTGTCTATTCAGGGCACTGGGCTGGGTTAAAGGCCGCTTTTACTCAGCTTGATGAATCTGCGCTGGCAATGACTCTTGAATACTATGAGGAAGAAGAAGCCCTCAAAGTGGCAGAAATGTGAAGTAAATTTCACTATCTCCTTCAAACGCGCTTGCAAAATGCAACAAAATAAGCCATATTTAAAGCATATTTGATATGTTGCCAAAGTTTTATAAACCCGCCGATGAGCGGGTTTTTTTATGGCAAATCAGTCATGCACGGCGCATAAAGGCGCTGGCGGTCGCAGAATGGAATTCTTCTCTTGCTGGTATCACCAACCAGAGTTATCTGTATGTCACGCAACTAATTTTAGGTAAAAGACATGCTAAATCAGGAAGATATGACACAAACGGCAAAGGCTGTTTTCAATGAACTAAGCGATAAACCAGCAACGGCTGGGGAGATTGCACAGAATACCCACCTCAGCCGCGAACGTTGCCAGCTCATACTCACGCAACTGGTGATGGCGGGGTTATCTGATTACCAGTTCGGATGTTATAAACGCCTCCAGTAATGGGGGCTTTCTGCTGTGGAAATGGGCGGCTGGTGGGTGTTAGCGCACCCGGCCAGCCATCAGCTCATGCTTTCAGGTCACAAGCTAACCAAGGCCCACTGCTTTAGCGCAAAAGCAACGTGAGCCTATCAGAGTTACGCTTACTGATCTATGAAAAATACTGTAAAAATAAACAGTGTTGAATTAATCAACGCTGATAGCCTGCATTACGTCGCCACCCTCCCGGATAACTCTATTGATCTGATAGTTACGGATCCGCCGTACTTCAAAGTGAAGCCCAACGGCTGGGACAACCAATGGAAGGGGGATGAGGACTACTTACGCTGGCTTGATAGCTGTCTGGCTGAGTATGCTCGCGTTCTTAAACCTGCTGGTAGCATCTACCTGTTTTGCGGTCACCGACTGGCCTCAGACATAGAGATTATGATGCGTACCCGGTTCAAAGTTTTGAATCACATCATTTGGGCAAAACCATCTGGCCGCTGGAATGGATGTAATAAAGAAAGCCTGCGCGCGTACTTTCCATCTACGGAACGGATTTTGTTTGCTGAGCACTATCTTGGGCCGTACACAGGTAAAGAGGATGTTTACGAAAGAAAAAGCACAGAGCTAAAGCAGCACATTATGACGCCGCTGATTGATTACTTCCGTAATGCCCGTGAATCACTGGGTGTCAGCTCGAAAGAAATAGCTGAGGCAACCGGAAAGAAAAACATGGCGTCACACTGGTTTGGTGCAAGCCAATGGCAACTACCAAATGAAGTGGACTATAGAAAATTGCAGGAACTGTTCACGCGGATCGCTATCGATAAGCACATTCAGCAGAAGCTTGAACATCCTCACCACCAGCTGGTAGCTACCTATCAGTCATTAAACCGCAAGTATTCAGAATTGCTGGAGGAATACAAAACCCTCCGGCGCTGCTTCTCTGTTTCCGCTCTTGTTCCGTATACCGACGTATGGACGCATAAGCCTGTTCAGTTTTATCCGGGCAAACATCCGTGCGAAAAACCTGCCGACATGCTGAAGCAGATCATTAGCGCCAGCAGCAGACCAGGGGATATCGTTGCTGATTTCTTTATGGGCTCTGGTTCAACTGTGAAAGCTGCAATAGAACTTGGTCGTCGGGCGATCGGGGTAGAACTGGAAGCTGACAGATTTATTCAGACCACCGAAGAGGTGGAAAAACTGAGCAAAACATAATGATCATCACGCCCCTGTGGATGTGGTGATCACCATTTTCAGGCACCGGGAATCATCCTTACTTTTATTTGAACAAAAGAGCCCGGTTGCCTGATTCCACATCCCCTCATTTCTGAGAGGAATCACAGCAATTAAGAGGGGGCTAAATGTCCGATCCGATTTCCGGTACTGGGCTGGCTGGCGGTGTCCTGACGGGCGCCAGCGTCTATGGATTTCTGTCCGGAACCGATTACGGCGTGGTGTTTGGCGCGTTTGCCGGAGCTGTGTTTTACATTGCAACCACTGCTGACCTGAGTGCAGCGCGCCGTCTGGCATATTTTCTGGTGTCGTATATCGCGGGGATCCTTTGTTCCGGGCTGGTGGGTTCAAAGCTGGCTCAGGTTACTGGCTACAGTGATAAACCACTGGATGCCATTGGCGCCGTAATCGTTTCTGCTTTAGCCGTCAAAATCCTGACGTTCCTGAATAATCAGGATGTCGGCTCGCTGGTGGCGCTGATAACGCGCCGGGGAGGTTCAGGTGGTACAAAATGACCCATCGGCAACTTTAAATGCATTGCTTTGCGCTGGGGTAGTGCTGACCCTGATGTTTTATCGTCGAGGCGATTCGCGACATCGACCATGGATATCTCGCCTGGCGTGGCTGCTTACGGTCATCTATAGCGCGGTTCCGCTGGCATATCTGTGCGGTATCTACCCTTATTCATCGTGGGCCACTATCGGGGCCAACATTATTTTCCTGTCTGTGCTGGTCGCCGTCAGAGGCAACGTGGCACGCCTGGTTGATCATCTGAGGCAATAATGAACCAATCACAATTTCAGCAGGCGGCTGGTATCAGCGCCGGGCTTTCTGCACGCTGGTTTCCGCACATTGATGCGGCAATGAAAGAGTTTGGAATCACAGCAGTTAACGATCAGGCCATGTTCATTGCGCAAGTTGGGCATGAATCTGCTGGTTTTACCTCGCTAGTCGAAAGCTTCAACTACTCGGTAGACGGGCTAAAGAAAACCTTTGGTAAACGCCTGACACCGTATCAGTGTGAAATGCTGGGGCGAGTAGATGGTAAGCAGGTGGCCCACCAGCCGCAAATAGCCAATCTGGTTTATGGTGACCGCATGGGGAATAACAGCCAGGGTGATGGCTGGAAATATCGTGGTCGTGGCCTGCTTCAAATCACCGGCCGCGAGAACTACGCCAAATGCGGTGCGGCGCTGAAGCTTGATCTGATCAGCACACCAGAGTTGCTGACACGGGATAAGCATGCCGCCCGTTCTGCTGCATGGTATTTCACATTACGTGGTTGCATGATGTATTCAGGTGATGTTGTCCGTGTAACGCAGATCATTAACGGTGGCCAGAATGGACTGGCTGACAGAAATAGTCGTTATAACAAAGCGCGGGCGGCGTTGCTGGTATGACAGCTGTCTTTGCTTTTGTTAAGGCGCGGTGGAAAACAATCATTGTTTTGCTGATGTTGGCTGGTGCATTTCTTGCTGGGAACGTCTGGAGTGAGCGGGGCTGGCAAAAGAAGTGGGCTGACCGTAATAGCATGGAATCTTCACAGGAAGCGAACGCGCAGACTGCCGCACGCTGGATTGAACAAGGGCGCATAATTGCCCGTGATGAGGCTGTAAAAGATGCACAAGCACAAGCCGCTAAATCTGCTGCCACTGCTGCTGGCCTGTCTGCCACTGTTAGCCAGTTGCGCACCGAAGCAACAAAGCTTGCCGCCCGCCTGGACGCCGCAAAGCACACCTCAGATCTTGCCGCTGCCGTCAGAAGCAAAACAGCCGGAGCCGACGCCGCAGTGCTCGCCGACATGCTCGGACGCCTTGCAGAAGAAGCTCGATATTATGCTGAGCGATCTGACGAAAGCTACCGGGCTGGAATGACATGTGAGCGTGTTTACGACTCAGTGAGAGTGTCAAACAATAGCAGGTATTCTCCGAGAGCAAGAGATAATGCTATGTGATGCATTGTGATTATTCGTTAGACTTCTCTTACCGTTAGGGATGAGGTCACCAAATGAAAATCAGATATGTAATTGCGTTAACATTATCATTGCTCGCTTCCGGTTGTGATAACGCGCCAAAGTTTGATGGTTCAAGCCAGGAATCTTTGCGTTACTCTGGCGAGAAGGTTGTTGAGTCACTTTCTGATGCAAAGAAAGAAGAACTTAAATCGGCAATTCTGGATACTTTAAGTTATTACGATACTCAAGCCATCATTAATAACGATGGCAGTTATTCTTCCGATAAAATGCGTTTAGTCATATTGAATGGAAAGACTGCTGAACAGATTATTTCAGAGGCCGATAGCTATCGGGAAAAGAAAGAGCAACTACTAAAAAAACACCAGCTGAATTAACGACAATGGGCCGCATTTAGCGGCCTTTTTTCTACCTTTTAATTGATAATCACTATCATTTTCGCGGGTCCTCCTGGTGATTCTGAACACCGAGGGGGCGAGGACACGCGGAAAACGGCTGGTTTTTTGCATTTTATCGGCATCATCATCATTCCCTTAACCTGTTGATATTTCAGTCGTGAAATTATTCACGATGTCGAAATGATTAATTTTTGTTCATCATCATGGATAACGAGCTGAAAAATCTCCGCCTTAATATTAACCAGCTGGCGGCGCTTACCGATCTGCATCGTCAGACGGTCGCCAGCAGGCTGAATAATGTCGAACCTGCTCCCGGCAGTAATTCCCGTCTCAAACTTTATTCCGTCCTGGATATTCTCCGGGAACTACTGGGCCGAACAACGACACCGGAACTGGTGGACGTCGATAAGATGCTGCCACCCGATCGCAAAGCGTGGTTTCAGTCTGAACGTGAACGCCTTAAGTTCCAGCAGGAAACAGGTGAACTTATTTCGGCATCGGCAGTTACCCGCGAATTTTCCTCGATGGCGAAAGCCGTCGTTCAGGTACTGGAAACGCTGCCGGATATTCTGGAGCGCGATTGCGCGATGACACCTGCTGCTGTGGTCAGGGTGCAAAAAGTAATTGATGACCTGCGGGATCAGATTGCCCTGAAGGTTGAACAGGCAGATACGCCGGAACAGGAGGACAGTTCGTCAGAAGAGGAGTAAGCCATGCGACAGGCCACGGCGGCGGAGGTCAGAAAAAACACTGCCGGGATCATCAGGGCGCCACGTCGAATGCCTGTTGCCGAGGCCGTACATAAATACATGCATGTCCCGGTTGGTGTGGGTAACTATGTTAAATGGGACCCGGACCTTGCCCCCTATGTTGTGGAACCCATGAACTGCCTGGCATCGCGTGAATATGATGCTGTCATTTTTGTTGGCCCGGCCCGAACAGGTAAGACAATCGGTCTGATTGATGGATGGGTGGTGTACAACATTGTCTGTGATCCGTCGGATATGCTCATCGTTCAGATGACGGAAGAGAAAGCGCGTGAACACTCCAAAAAACGTCTTGCCAGAACATTTCGTGTCAGCCCGGAAGTGGCAAAGCGTCTGAGCCCGTTACGCAACGACAACAACGTGCATGACAGGACCTTCCTTGCCGGGAACTACCTGAAGATTGGCTGGCCTTCCATCAACATCATGTCCTCGTCAGATTTTAAATGCGTGGCGCTGACAGATTACGATCGCTTCCCTGAAGATATCGATGGCGAGGGCGATGGATTTACTCTTGCCTCCAAACGTACCACCACCTTTATGTCTGCGGGGATGACACTGGTCGAAAGCTCTCCGGGCAGGGAAATCACCAATACCAAGTGGCGGCGTAAATCGCCGCACGAAGCTCCGCCAACCACCGGAATCCTGGCTTTATACAATCGCGGCGATCGCCGCCGCTGGTACTGGCCATGCCCACACTGCGGGGAATACTTTCAACCTGCAATGGAGGCAATGACAGGCTACCGGGAAACACCTGATCCGGTGAAAGCCAGTGAAGCCGCGCATATTGAGTGCCCGCATTGTAACGGCATTATTACCGCCGATAAAAAGCGGGAACTTAACGGAAAGGGCGTCTGGTTACGTGAGGGCCTGGTGATCGACAGGGAAGGCAATATTACGGGGGAAGGTCGCCGTTCGCGTATCGCGTCGTTCTGGATGGAAGGACCGGCAGCGGCTTATCAGACCTGGTCCCAACTGGTCTACAAGCTGCTGACGGCGGAGCAGGACTATGAAGCAACCGGCAGTGAAGAGACCCTGCGCGCGGTGATTAACACTGACTGGGGACGGCCGTATCTGCCCCGCGCGGCCAGCGAGCAGCGCCGCGCCGATGTGCTGATGCAGCGGGCTGAAGATTACGGTAAACGGCTGGTGCCGCCCAAAGTCCGTTTCCTGCTGGCGTCAGTTGACGTACAGGGCGGGAAGAAACGCCGCTTTGTGGTCCAGATCATTGGCTACGGTGAAAACGGGGAACGCTGGCTGGTGGATCGCTATAACATCCGTCAGTCCCTGCGCTGTGATGAAAATGGCGAAACTCAGCCACTGCATCCGGGCTCCTATCCTGAAGACTGGAAGTTGCTGATTACGGATGTGCTGGAAAAAACGTATCCGCTCCAGTCCAGTCCTTCGCGGCGGATGCCCGTACTGGCAATGGCGGTCGACAGTGGCGGGGAAGATGGTGTCACGGATAACGCCTATAAATTCTGGCGTCAGTGTCGCCGTGATGGTCTGGGTAAACGGGTTTACCTGATTAAAGGGGACAGCACGAAACGTCAGAAAATCATTACCAGAACCCATCCCGATAACACTGACCGAAGCGATCGCCGGGCGGATGCGCGCGGCGAGGTTCCGGTTTATCTGTTGCAGACCGACCTGCTTAAAGACCAGCTCAGTAATAACCTTGAGCGTGAAACGCCCGGGGCAGGGTATATCCATTTTCCTGACTGGCTCGGGGAATGGTTCTACGAGGAACTGACCTACGAAGAACGTGGGACAGACGGAAAATGGCGTAAGCCGGGAAAAGGCAATAACGAAGCCTTTGACCTTTTCTGTTATGCCCACGCTGTCGCGATCCTGCGCGGCTACGAAAAAATCCGTGACTGGGAACAACCGCCAGCCTGGGCGGCTGCTCAGGATATCAATTCAAACATTATTGACGGGGAACGCCCCAGGGAGATTGCTGTGAAAAAAGCGGTGCCTGCACGTTCGTCTCCGGTTTCAGAAACTGAACAGGCCAGCACGCTGTCTGGCGGCTGGCTGGGTGTCAGCGAAAACGGAGGCTGGCTGTGACGAAAACAGAAATTCAGCAGATGCTGGTTACGGTTCGCCAGGCTTACCGTGACTCCCTTGATGGTAAAAGCGTGTCTTTCACTGGTGTGAACGGGCGCGCCATTACTAACCATGATCCGGTAGCGCTGCGTAAAGAGCTGGAATACTGGGAAAAACGCTGGGAAACCGTGAGTCGTCGCAGCGGTTCTTTCAAACTCGCTAACTTTCTTTAAGGCTTCACATGGGCATTTTTGACAGAGCACTTGGCGCCATTGCGCCAGGGTGGGCGGTTGCGCGTGCGCGAAACAGAATGCTGCTGCAGGCGTATGAAGCCGCGCAGCCGTCGCGCCTTCATAAAGGAAAGCGGGAAAGCCGTTCTGCGGATACGGCTGTCTTTGCCGCTGGCGTGTCGCTGCGCGAGCAGGCAAGGGCGCTGGATGAAGATCACGACATCGTCATTGGCCTGCTGGACAAACTGGAAGAGCGGGTAATCGGTGCTCAGGGGATTCAGGTGGAGCCGCAGCCGCTGGGGCTGGATGGCAAGCTGCATGAAGATTTTGCGGCCAGGATATCCGCGCTCTGGTCAGAATGGTCGGTGCGCCCGGAGGTGACAGGCATGTTCACGCGACCGGAAGCCGAGCGGCTGGCCCTGCGCTCTGCGCTGCGTGACGGTGAAATTTTTACCCAGCTGGTGCGCGGGCCGGTAGCGGGGTTGACCCATTCAACCAGCGTGCCGTTTTCGCTTGAACTTCTTGAAGCCGATTTTGTGCCGATGAATCTCAACAGCGTCGCCGGGCAGCAGGTGCGGCAGGGCATTATCGTCAATTCTTGGGGCAGGCCGACGGGATACCGCGTCTATAAATATCACCCGGCGAACATGGCCCGTTTCAGCGCAGAGCTTAAAACCGTTTCGGCAGAAAACATGCTGCATCTTGCGCAGCGGCGACGCCTGCACCAGTTGCGCGGCGTCAGCCTGTTGCACGGCGTGATTAAACGTCTGAGCGATATCAAGGACTACGAAGAGAGCGAACGTGTGGCCGCCCGCATCGCTGCCGCGCTGGGCTTTTATATCAAACGCGGGGATGCGGCCAGTTTTCCAGGGGATGACGACTGGAAAGGGCCAGAGAAAAAATACCGTCATTTCGATATAGCGCCGGGCATGATTTTTGACGATCTGGCGCCGGGTGAAGATCTCGGGATGGTTGAGTCAAACCGCCCGAACGTTCATCTCCATGAATTCCGCAACGGTCAGCTGCGTGCCGTCGCCGCTGGCAGCCGGGGCACCTATTCCAGCATAGCCCGTGACTATAACGGCACTTACAGTGCCCAGCGGCAGGAACTGGTGGAGGGGCAGGAAGGCTACAACGTCCTGCAGCAGTGGTTTGTCGGTCAGCACAGTCGCCCGGTATATCGCGCCTGGCTGGCGATGGCGCTGCTCACGATGGATATCCCGTCAGATGTAGACCGCCAGACGCTGTTCAACGCGACCTATCTCGGTCCGGTGATGCCGTGGATCGACCCGGTGAAAGAGGCCAACGCCTGGAAGGGGATTGTCCGTGGCGGCGCGGGAACCGAAGCAGAATGGATACGCGCCCGTGGTCAGTCTCCCCAGGAGGTCAAACGCCAGCGAATGCGCGAAACCGAATTTAACCGTAAACACGGGCTGGTGTTTGATTCAGATGCCGCCAACGACAAAGGAGCTATGCCTGATGCAACCGCAAAATAGACCGGGCAGCCGCCGGAAGATGATGATTAACCCCCGCGCCAGCCTGGCGGGCGTTGATGCCGCAAATGGCCAGTGCTGGTATGAGATCCGCGCGCTGGCCGCCGGGCGCGTGGAGATTTTCCTTTATGACGTGATCGGCGGCTGGGGGATCACCGCCCAGCAGTTTGTCACGGACTGTAAGGAGGCCGGTGTTTTCGACGCCAGCGCAGTGGATTTGCATATTCACAGTCCCGGTGGCGATGTGATGCAGGGGTTTGCGATCTATAACACCCTGGCGCGACTGAAAGCGAAAGTGGATATCTGGGTGGACGGTGTGGCGGCCAGTATGGCTTCGATGATTGTCTGCTTGCCTGGCGCCACGGTGCATATGCCGGAAAACGCCTGGCTTATGGTGCATAAACCGTGGGGTGGTATCGCCGGGGATTCTGACGATATGCGGGATTATGCCGACTGGCTGGATCGTAATGAAGCGCTGATGCTCAGTGCCTACATGAACAAGACCGGGCTTGGACAGGAAGAACTGGAAGCAATGCTGAAAGCTGAAACCTGGCTCAACGGCGCTGAAGCGGTGGAAAAAGGCTTCGCCGACACGCTTGAACCTGAACTGCAGGCTGCGGCCTGTGTGAATGAAAATAAACTGAAGGATTACCAGAATATGCCTGAACAGATTAAGACCCTTTTTACGCCGCGTGCCGAAGCCCCTGTGAATCAGCCGCCTGCTCCGGTTCAGCAGCCCGCACCAGTGCAGGCAACCCAGACCCAGCAGGCACCACAACAGCCCGCGCCGCAGATGACAAACATCGATATCACCGCACTGGCTCAGCAACTACAGCAGCAGATGCAGACGGCGAACGCGGAACGCGTAAATACGGTTTCCGCTGTGTTTGAGGCGTTCCCGACCTTCGCGACGCTGAAGGCTGAATGCCTTGCCGACTTTTCCTGCACGGCTGAAAAGGCCCGTGACAAACTGCTGCAGGCGCTGGCCGCAGGGACAACCCCGAGTGCGGGCCCGGGCGCCATTCATCTTTATGCCGGTAACGGCAATCTTGTCGGTGATTCCATCCGTGCTGCGGTAATGAACCGCGCGGGCTATGCGCAGGCTGAGAAGGATAACGCTTATAACGGTTATACCCTGCGTGAGCTGGCACGCGCCTCGCTGGTGGATCGCGGCATTGGTATTTCAGGTGCCGGTACAGCGCAGGCGATGGTCGGGCTGGCGTTCACCCACAGCAGCAGCGATTTCGGCAATATCCTGATGGATGTGGCGCACAAGGCAGCACTGCTGGGCTGGGATGAGGCCAGCGAGACATTTGAACAGTGGACCCGTAAAGGCACGCTGACCGATTTCAAAACCGCGCACCGCGTCGGTCTGGAATCACTTGCATCGCTGCGTAAGGTTCGTGCCGGGGCGGAATATAAATATGTCACCATTAAAGATCGCGGTGAGCCGATTGCACTGGCCACCTATGGTGAGCTTTTCAGCATTGACCGCCAGACTATCATCAACGACGACCTGGATATGCTGACGCGTATCCCGCAGGCAATGGGGCTTGCCGCGCGTGCCACCGTGGGCGATCTGGTGTGGGCAGTACTGACCAGCAACCCGAAAATGTCGGACGGCAAGCCGTTGTTCCACGCCGATCACGGCAACCTGGTGGCGGCTGATCTGAGTATCGAAGGGCTGGATACTGCGCGTAAAGCGATGCTGCTACAAAAATCCGGCGATCGCCGTCTGAACATTCGTCCTGCCTACATGCTGACGCCAGTGGCAATTGAGTCCCGGGCTAACCAGCTGATTAAATCCGCAAGTGTACCGGGCGCGGACGCGAACAGCGGTATCGTTAACCCGATCCAGAACTTTGTGACGGTGGCCTCTGAGGCCCGCCTGGATGACAGCAGCCCGACGGATTATTACCTGACCGCTGCGCAGGGGCGCGACACCATTGAGGTGGCGTATCTGGATGGTATTGATACCCCGTATCTTGAGCAGCAGCAGGGCTTCACCGTGGACGGTGCCGCATTCAAGGTGCGCATCGATGCGGGGGTGGCGCCGCTTGACTGGCGCGGCATGGTTAAAGTCACCAAAAAATAAACGACCGTATTCTGACGGTTTTTTTATTACGGAGCAGCGTGTGCTGCTCCTTTTCATCTGGAGAGAAAAATGGCGAAGAACTATCAGCAGGACGGCAACACTCTTGATTTTCATAATACCGGTGCGGCAGATATTCATTCAGGTGAAGCCGTACTTTCAGGGGCGCTGGTGGGCGTAGCTCACGATGATATCCCGGCAGGATTGTGGGGCGTACTGCATACCACAGGCGTATTCGTACTGCCAAAGGCGGCTGAAGTGGTCACTGTTGGTCAGAAACTGTATCTGGCAGACGGTAAACTGACTGCGGAAGCGGGTGAGGAGGCTGCGCCGAACCCTCTGGCGGGTACGGCCTGGGCTGAGGCTGCTGCTGATGACGAGTTTGTTCCTGTACGGCTTGGCTACTGATGAACCGCTTCCGTGAACGTCTGGCGAGAGCGGATGCCCGGATAGACCGGGCATTTGCCGAAGAGGTTCCGGCCATTATTTCTGTCGGTGATGAGCAGCGGCCCGTCACGGTGATTTTCGAATCGCCGGACGCGCCTGTCAGCGTGCCGGGAGGCGGAGAAATCCAGAACCATGTCCCGGCCTTCAGCGCCATGACCGCAGATATTGCCGGACTGTCAAAGCACGACCGGGTCCTGATTAACAATTTACCCTGGCGTGTCACTCATGTCGGTGCTGATGAAGAAGGGCGAACACGGGTTACCCTGGCATACGGGGAGCCGGGTAAGCCCCAGCCCGAAATAACGAAGTGGAGCTGATATGGCGCGGGGATCACGGTTGCGGCGGGATTTACCTGTCGATATTGATGTGGATGCTATCTGGGGAATAGCGGAAAGCATTGGGGCAACCCAGAAACAATTTCGCGCGGCATATTCCAGGGCATTAAAGCGGACAGCGGCCACATTACGGAAAAAGGCAATGGCCGATCTGAAAGATGGCCTGGCTCCCAGAAGCATTAATCTGGTGCGTCGCCGGTTGCTTTCATTCCGTCTGGATCGCGGTTCCCGCCTCGATAATTTTCGTCTCTGGTTTGGTCTCAACGCCATAAAAGTGAAGGATCTCAAAGGGCGTATTTCCGGCAGGATCAGACCTCATCACACGCGCAGGGACAAAAATACCGGGCGATTCATTAAAGCCAGGCGGCAGGCCGATAACGCGGGATTCACGCCGAAAGGCCGTCTGCTGTCGGCACGCACGTTTGAGAATGGCGAGGTTGCACGCTCCCGACGGGAAAACCGCCGGACGGTGGTGATTCGTGACCCGCAGACCCGCCGCACCCATGAGGCTGAAATTGATATCTACGAACCGATGCTGAACTACATCGAGGATAACGCCTTTGCAGAAGCGATGGAGATTTTTATGCATCACTTTGAAACCGATCTGCGCGGGCGTGTGAAAGCCCGTATTTCTGTCTGAGGTAATGAACGATGGCGGAGCCACTCCTGCTGGCGCAGTATCACGACGCCGTGATCGGTGCGCTGAAAAAAATTGAATGGGTCCGGGATGCTGATGCCTACCCGGAAAAAAATGTACCGCGCTTTTCCGGCCTGGTCACGCCCGCTGTCTGGCTCACCATTAACGGCTGGGAGCAGGGCGGGGGAAACGAAGGGCAACTGAACGTGGTGCTTTCCTGCGATCTCTTTGTGGTGGTGGACCCCGCCGCTTCAGGCGTCAGCAAGCCAGAAATTTTCCTGCGCACGGCGGCGGCTGATATTACCCAGTGGATCGACGGACAGCAGTTCGGTCTGAATTATCCTGAACCCGCCGTTTTCATTGATGCCGGGCGCGATGAATTTGATCCGCGCATGGATGACTATCTTGTCTGGCGTATTTCTTACACGCAGTCAGCGGCCTTCGGTGCAGATCCGTTTGCGCAGCTGAATGCTCCGCTTAAAGCTGTCTGGCTCGGTAAGGCACCGGATATTGGGCGCGCGCATGTGGACGATTACCGGCTGATTTACGAGGCAAAACCTGATGAGTGATATTGAGGGTGACTTACAGCGCAGGCTGGCGAACATCGTGCGGCGCGGCGTCATCCATTCAGTGAAGCATGATGGTATCCCGAAATGCCGGGTCGATTTGGGCGATATCGTTACCGCCTGGCTGCCACTCTGTCAGGGCTTTGCGGGCGCTAACCGTGCGGACTCCAATCCATATGCGGTGGGGGATGCGGTCACGGTGCTGTCTGAGGCCGGTGAGCTGAACAACGGGCGAGTGTATCCGGGCTGGAATACCGGCGCGATGCCAGTACCGGGAGGCAGCGAAAGTGAGCATATCACCCGCTACGGCGACGGTACTGAGATCCGGTACGACCGTGCGGCGCATGCCCTGACGATCACCCTGGCAGCGGGCGGCACATACACCATCGTCGGGAAAGGGACACTGGATGGTCCTGTTGAAATCACTGACACCCTCACCGTCCAGGGTAAAACGCAGATCAACGCCGACACGAATGTGATCGGAAATATCGGTGCCACGAAGGAGATCACTGATAAAGCCGGTAGTATGAGCAAAATCCGCGAGACCTTTAACGACCATGATCACCCCGGCGACAGCGGCGGGACCACGGGAAAAACTAATCAGAAAATGTGACCTGCTTCGGCAGGTTTTTTTATGCCTGGAGATAAAACATGGCTCAGTTACATGGTGTTGAAACAATTGAACTGACATCGGGAACCGTTGCTGTCACGACGATTCAGACGGCCATCATTGGCCTTGTGGGAACCGCCCCGGACGCGTCTGACGGAACAGCGGCTTCGGGGTCATCCGGCACGCCGATTCTGGATAACGTTCTCGACTTCACCGCAACCCTGAAGGGGCGGGGCGGGAATATTATCAATGTTGAAGCGGTGGCCGGACAGACGGATGCAGAAAATCCGGTTGCCGTCGGGACATCTGCGGTCTGGGACCCGGAGTCGCTTACCCTGAAGATCACGCTGGGCTGCGATGAAAATGGCGTCATTACCGCCACACCCGCAGAGGTGGCCGGGGTCGTCAATGAGGCTGAAGGGGGAAAGGTAAAGGCAGCAGGCGCCGGAGGCGGGCTTGTTTCACCATTCATCCTCCAGCTATCCGGCGGCGAGGATGAACCTTTTCCGCTCAACACGCCTGTGGCGGTCGTCGGGACCACGCTGTTATCCCGCCTCGGTGATAACGGGACGCTGAAACAGGCCCTGACCGATATCAACGATCAGCGTAATGCGCTGACGGTGGTTGTGCGTGTTGCGCAGGAGAGTGAGGAAACTAAACAGCGCGCGGCAGTCCTGAAGGGGATCGGGCTGCTGTCATCAGCGAAATCTGTCACCACGTATCAGCCGCGTATTGTGATTGCGCCAGGTTTCAGTGAAGACGATGCGGCGGGGAAAGCGCTGGAGACCGTCGCCGGAAAACTCCGGGCGATCGCTTATGTGGACTGTGCTTCCGGCGCAACCCTGCAGGAAGTGGTGCAGCGCCGCCAGTCCTATGGCGCACGGACAGAATTGCTGCGACCGCGCGTCCAGGTCAGTAACGCTGACGGCCAGCTGGTGTACCGTCCTTATTCTGCCTTTGCCGCCGGGTTGCGCGCCAGAATCGATTACGAAAAAGGCTGGTGGTGGAGTAAATCCAACCAGGAGGTCTACAACATCCTGGGCGTTGAACAGGTGGATGAATTTATTCTTGGCGAAGAGAACTGTGATGCCAACCTGCTCAATATGCAGAACGTTTCCACCATTATCCGCCGTGCCGGGTTTAAACACTGGGGGAACCGGCTGTGCGCGACCGATCCACAATGGCGTTTTGAATCCGTCCGACGTACAGCGGATGTGATTGAGGACAGCATCCAGGAAGCCATGCTGGAGTATGTGGACCGCCCCCTTGATCGTGAGAACGCGGACGACATTATCGGCACCATCAATGCTTATATGCGCCAGCTTGTGGGACTGAGGGCCATTTTCGGCGGGCGGGCCTGGCTGGATGAAGAGCTGAACACCGCAGAAAGCATGGCTGCGGGTGTCCTGTACATCAACTACGATTTCGGGCCGAAATCGCCGACTGAACTCATCAGCCTGCGTGTCCGGGTGAACAACAACTATGCGCTTGAGGAGATGCTTGCAGCATGAGCGATAAAAATACATTACGCGTCTGGACCTTCTTCCGGCAGGGGATTCGTATCCAGGGGGCGCATGAATTTACGCCGCCGTCTCTGGCTGTTGTTAAAACAGATCTGCGTACCGGCGCCCAGGACGCTCCCACTCCGGTGGATGACGGTATGGAGGCGCTGACCTGCCAGGTCAAATTCTATGGCATCGATACTGACATGCTTGCCAGCTTCGGTTTTGTCAGCGGCAGCCGTTCCCGGTTTACGGCCTATCAGGGGTATCTGGGCAATGGTACAGCGCGGGGGACGGTTGAGGAAATTGAAGGTTTTGTCCAGACCGTCACACCGGATGCCCGTGGAAAAGAAAACCTGTCTGAAAATGCCGTTACGGTGGATATTGCCGTGAATTATTACCGGCAGTCGCTGGAGGGCCGGGAGCTTTTTGCCATTGATACCGAGCGTTTTGCGCGCCGTGTCAATGGTGTGGATGTCCTGTCCGGCCTGGCCGCAAAAGTTCGCCTCTGATTCCCCTTTTTACAATAACGGCCTGCGGGCCGTTTTTTTATGGAGTTATTTATGAGTATTCCCGGTGAAACCCGTGTAATCAGACTGTTCTCCCCCGTCACGCTTGAGGGGGGCGCGGTACTTGATGAAGTGACAATGCGTGAGCCACTTGTTCGTGACCGTATCGCTCATGCAAAGGATCGTGGCAATGAAGAAGAAAAAGAAGCCCGCATGATCGCTCTGCTCTGCAACCTCAGCGAACGGGATATCTGGCAACTGACAGCGGCGGATTATGCACAACTGCTGGACACATTTAACGTTTTTATGCTCCCGCCCGCGAAGCGACCGAAAGAGGACTTCTCCGGGCAGTAAGGTTTCTCGGGCGGCGTCTGCATTTTCCGATGGCGGATTATCTTGATATGCCGTTCAGCACTTTTACCGATTTTCTGACTGATGAACTGGAGGTAATGAACCGTGGCCGGAATAAGCCAGAACCTTAAGGCCGTTATTACTTTCGGCGGTAACATCGACAGTTCCTGGAGCCGTTCGGCAAACGGCCTGCAGAAAAGCCTGAAGGATATCGGCAGGCAGTCTGAACGGCTGACAAAGGACCAGACAAAGCTGGCTGCGGAGATTAAACGCGCAAAGCTGGCGGGGGAAAGCCTGGGCGATCTTAAACGGCGTTATTCGGAAGTGTCCAGGGAGATCAGGAAAACAGAGACTGAACAGCAGAAACTGAATGCACAGTTGCAGAAAGCGCAGCGCATACAGTCATTCAAGAGCGCTGGCAAGGGGCTGTTCCGGCGCGGGCTGGGGATCGCCGGGCAACTGGGTGGGATGGTCGGGCCGGGGCTGGCGATTGGCGGCGGCGGTGTGGTGGCCTCCGCGCTTGGTACGCTTATCGCCCCGGCAGCCACCAACGCAGAAACCGCCCAGCGCGCGAATGTGGCAAAAAGCTACGGTGTGGATGTCACCACGTTTAACGCCTGGGACACGCTGGCAAAACAGTACGATATGAACGGGGAAAACATTGGCGATCTGTTCGAAGAGTATCTGCATAAAGCCGGTGAGTATAAGCAGAACGGTAAGCAGGGGTCGCTGCAGGATGCTTTTGAAACGCTGGGCTTCAAAGCCGGTGATTTTGCCGGACTCAGTGATATGGCGCAGTTCAATAAAATTGTTGAGCGCGCGCTCAGCCTGGAGGATGAGTCAAAAGCCTCCTTTGCGCTGGATTCCCTTTTCGGGGGAGAAGCCAGCAAACTGCTGATGCTCATCAAACAGTCCGGCAGAAGTTACCGCGAACTGATGGATGAGCAGCGCCGCTATAACCTCGTCACAAAAGAAGGGGCCGAGGGTGCGATTGCAGGGCATCAGGCCATCAGTAACCTGCGTACTGTGTTCTCCTCCGCCGTTGCTGAAATATCCGGGCAACTGGGTAATGAACTGGCCCCGGATGTACGGCGCCTGACGGATGATCTTGCCGACTGGTTTAAAGGCGGCGGGATAAAACGCATTGTTACTTTTCTGCGTAATGATCTGTATCCGGGCGTCCTGTCTTTCGGTCAGGGCGTCGTTTTTGTCGGCAAAATTATTTATGCGCTGGCTAAAAAGCTTTCATGGCTGCTGCCCGACAGTTCTTCTGACCAGAAAGAGGTGCTTAAATCTCTGGCAATGACCGGATCGGTTGATATCGCACGAATGACCGCTCAGAGAAAGGGACAGGGAGAGTGGTTTGAGCAGACGCTGGCTGACAACCCGAATCTGCCCGATGAAGTGAAAAATGCGTATATCGGCACCAGGGGATTTATCAAAGACGACGATGAAACCTTCAATAAATCACTGGGTAAGTACCTTACTCCTGACAGCAGCGGGACGCTTCTGAACTGGGATACCGCCCTGCAGCAGAATCGTGAGCGGGCATCCCAGGCTGGTGATACCCGGGAGAATACCAGCGCCTGGGATAAGTTTCAGTTATCCGTGGCTGGTGTGTCTGAACCGTCGGACAACGGAGGGCATGGCAGCGCCAGCGATCCGGGCAGGTACTCGCTACCATCCGCAAGGAGACCTGATGTATCCGGTGATCCGGCGCGGGCAACCAGTGATGCCGGATACTGGGACGCGCTGCTGCAGAGGATAGACAGCCTGGATAAACAGCCATCCCGGCAGATCACCGACAACCGGAAATTTGAGTACCGGTTCGAAATCAATGCAGCGCCGGGCCAGGATGAGAAAGCCATTGCGGATGAGGTGTCAGCCGTAACCAAAAATAATTCTGCATTTAACGGTGATAACAGCCTGACTGATGGAGGGCTTATCTGGTGAGTGAAATCATTCCATTGATTGAAGAATCCGGTCAGCGGCAGGCGGGCGCGCAGCGCGGCGCCCGGCAGGCCAGTGTCATGATGATGCTGGGGGATTTTGCCTTTTCGATTGATACCACCGCATATAACCAGCTTACACGCGAAGCCAGCTGGCGGTGGAGTGAGCAGGAACGGATAGGGAACCAGGACCTGCTCCAGTACACCGGCAAGCCCGGGCGGACTGTAAAACTTGAAGGACAGGCACACGCTTTTTTTCGAAAAGGCGTGGATGCGGTAAATGACCTTTTTGATCTTGCTGACATGGCCAGACCCCAGCAACTGGTCAGCGGTGAAGGGGATGTGCTCGGGTGGTGGGTAGTGACTGACTTTTCGGATACAACGAACCGCTTTCTGCCCGGTGGAGGCCATCGTAATAAAAACTGGACCATGACGTTAAAACATTATGCCGACGATATATCAAACCCGTGACGGTGATGTCCTGGATGCCATTTGCGCTTTGCATTATGGCACTGAAAACCTCTCTTATTCAGTAACACAGGTTCTGGAAGCAAATCAGGGGCTGGCGGATTACGGGGCGGTTTACTCTTCCGGCCTGCTTATCACCCTGCCTGATCTGGTGCTGCCCGTTGAGGATTCGCCTTTTAGTTTGTGGGATTAATATGGCTAATCAGATTACATCGCCTGAATATGCTCCGGCATTCAGTATTAAGGCAGAAGGAAAGGATATTACCCGCGCGCTGCAGCAGAGCCTGGCGGAGCTGACGCTGACGGATTATGGTGGCGCCACCGCGAAAGCGGATGAGCTGAAAATTACATTACTGTCTGAAACTCTGGCCCTCCCGACGAAGGGGGCCAGGCTGCAGGCGGCGCTGGGCTTTAACAATCATCTGGTGGACAAGGGCTGGTTTGTTGTCAGCGGTGTCGCCAGCAGTGGGCCGCCAAGACGAATCGAGATTTATGCAACCGCTGCACCGATGAATGCGCAGAAGCAACCGGGTGATGTGACAGGCCAGAAAACGCGGAGCTGGGATAATCTGCGCCTGGCCGATCTTGTCAAAACGGTTGCGAGGGATAATGGCCTTATCCCGAAAGTTGCCGCCGGGCTTGCTGATATACATATCGATCATATTGATCAGGTTGCTGAATCCGACGCGAATCTGCTGTCCCGTCTCGCCCGTACTTACAATGCGGTGAGTAAACCGTCTGGCGGTTACTGGCTTTTTTTACAGCAGGGGGCAACAGCTACGGTTTCCGGGAAACAAACCGGAGGGATCACTGTCACACCGGATGAAGTGTCGAACTGGTCCTACAGTGAAGGACAGCGCGGCAGCTCCACGGGAAAAGCCACCGGCAGCGGGGGAAAGGCTGAAAAGAAAATCGGTGTTCGTTACTACGACGAAGCGGATGGAAAAACAAAAACGGTCTCCGTTGAACATGACGGCCCGGCAATGACTAACCCGTATACCCAGGCAGAGAAGAACACCGCCGAACAGCAGGCAAAAGCCAGAAAGACACAGGCCGGGCGGAATGAACAGAAAATGACGGTGACAGGTCCCTGCCGACCGAAGCATGTTCCGCTAACTGCCGAAGCCGGAGTGACGACATCCGGCTTTGGTTCCCGCGAAGATCGCAGCTGGGTTGTTGAATCACTCGTTTTTTTCACTGACGCCCGCAGGGTTCAGTTACACGTATAACCTGGTCGTTGATATTCGCAGGCCCGCAAAATCTGCGAAAAAATCCGGCAAAGATAAGAACGGCCCGGATTATTTCGGTTAACCCTCCCGCCGCCAGGCGGTTCCATAACGGAATTTAATCATGAACGGTGTAAACAACCGGACAGGAAAACGCCTGTCCGGCGCTGATCATTTGCGCCAGTCCGTCAGCGACATACTGACCACTCCCGTCGGAAGCCGCGTTCTGGTACGAGACTACGGCAGCGATCTATTTTCGCTGGTGGATAACCCCCGGGATGACCTGACGCGTCTGCGGATAATTGCTGCATCAGCGACAGCGCTGGCCCGCTGGGAAACCAGACTGAAGGTGACGCGCGTACTTGTCTCTTTTCCTGAAGGTGAGTCCGGCTTTGTGCTGGATATCGAGGGATCAACAAGGAAACCAATTTACCGATGAGCACCGGAGGCATACCCATTTATGGCAAGCAGCTATGACGTGATCAACCTGTCCGAACTGGCCGTACCGGATGCCATTGTGGTGCCGGATGCCTCGGAGATTTTTTCCCGCTGGCTGTCGCGGCTGCGGGAGCTGGACAGTGAGTTTGATGCGCTGGTGGAGTCTGACCCGGCATACAAACAGGGAGAGGTGACAGCCTACCAGTTAACGCTGGCTTTTCAGCGTGTCAATGACGCAGTCCGGGCAGTATTCCTGGCCAGCGCCAGAAATGACGATCTTGATCAACTTGGGGCGGCATTCAATGTTAAACGGCTTGTTATTGAACCAGGCGATCCGAATGCCGTTCCTCCCGTGGACCCGGTTCTGGAGGATGACAATGCCTTTCGTGAGCGTATCCAGCTTTCCTGGGCGCAGCTTAACACCGCCGGTGCGCGAAACGCTTACCGCTTTCATGCCAAATCAGCGGACACCGATGTGCTGGACGCGGATGCCTGTGGCCCGGAGACACACAACCGTCCCGGTGAAGTGGATGTGTACGTTCTGTCGCGAACAGGAGACGGCACGGCGGGGGAAACATTGCTGGATGCTGTCAGGAGCAATCTGAGCGCTGATGAAGTCCGGCCGCTGACTGACTTTGTGACCGTTAAAAGTGCGGAGATCGTCAGGTATGCAGTGACTGCCAAACTTGAAATACCGGACGGCCCTGACGCGCAGACTGTTCTGAAGAATGCGACTGATGTTTTGCGGGCCTACACCATCCTTTCTCACCGAATAAAAGCCGTCGTCCCGCTTTCAGCAATCTATGCCGCGCTGCAACAGTCCGGTGTTGTCAGGGTGAAACTGATTTCCCCCGGTCGCAGATCTGGAGGCTGAAGCCGGTAAGGCACCGTGGTGTACCGCGATTAACGTTACGCGAGAAGAGGGAAACGGCAATGGCTGATAAATTTCGTTCCCTGCTGCCGCCCGGCGCTTCCGGGGGAGAAAGAGCACAGGAACAGGCCACAACAGAACAGATTACTGCGCTGGATACCGACATGGTGCGCAAGGTGAAGAATGCAGACGACTGTCCTGCGCATCTTCTTCCGTGGCTTGCGTGGGAAAGTGCCGTTGATTTCTGGGATGACAGCTGGACGGAGGCGCAGAAACGCCAGGTGATAAAAGACCGCTCCCTACGTTCACCAGCACAGGGGGACAGCGGGAGCGGTTCGCCGCTCGCTGGGCGCCATAAATCTCCCGACCACGGTTGTGGAGTGGTGGGAGGATACACCGCGCGCGGCACCGTACACGTTCAGGGTTGAAGTTCACAGCAATCAGGGGGTGAGCGATGCCCTTTATTACCAGATCCGGCAACTGACGGACCGGGCAAAAAACCTGCGCAGCTACCTGAGCCGGATTGATGTGATCGCAAATATAGGTATGGATGGTTCGTTTTATATTTCGGGTGCGACGACAGCACATATCGATGTAGATATTTTTGCCGAGGAAACACATGGCTGATTACTATTCTATTATCACAAACCGTGGTAAAGAGCTGGAAGCGGAAGCGCTGGCCAGCGGCACTGTTATCGTTCTGTCCTGGTTTGTGGTGGGTGACGGCAACGGCAAACTGGTTAAGCCCAACCCGGCGCAAACCCGGCTGGTGAATGAAACATACCGGGGCAGTATTGCCGAATTGGTTGTTTCTCCCGAACAGTCAAACCAGTTAATGGCTAAAATTGTGCTGCCAACGGACACAGGAGGCTTTACTGTCCGGGGAAGTGGGTCTGCTGACTGATGCCGGTGAGCTTTATGCTGTGGCGAACTGCCCGACGATCGATAAGCCGGTAGGTGGTGTCAGTGTGAATATGCAGTTTCGCCTGGCTGTATCCGACACATCAAATATCACTTTAGATGTTGCGACGGGAGACGGGCTGTTTCTGGCGCATTGACCAGAACCTGAAAGAAATTAAAGCGCGGGGGGCAGCAGCACAGAAGGAGTCACGGGAATCGATCGGCGTTGTTGATGCGACGACAAAACAAAAAGGGCTCGTCCAGCTTAACAGCGCGACGAACAGCACCAGCGAGATTCAGGCAGCAACTCCGGCCGCAGTAAAAGCGGTGAATGATAATGCTAATACCCGCGTACCTTCTACGCGCAAAGTAAACGGGTACGCCTTATCAAGTGATGTTGTTCTGTCGGCTGATGATGTTGATGCCAATACCTGTCGAAATTGTCGGGGTAATTAATGACAACAAAACAATTGCTTCTGCAAATAAAACGGGATGGTGGCGTGTAGCCGTTTCAAATACAGCAACTATTTCTGACTTCCCGACTTTTCCTGGAGGGGTAAAGCTGTATGGATATGGGTATTTATTTGTCGATTTGTCATCCGGGTCGTGGCTTCAGCATTACTACAGCCATCGCGGGCAGAACGCTAAGCGCCAGGGATGGGATGGGCCTTTGCCGACTCCAGGCACTTCATGGGTTATTGAATATAACACGGCTAATAAACCTACGCCCGAAGATATCGGCGCTTTACCTATTTCAGGCGGTCAGCTTACTGGCGGTCTTGGGCTTCATCGCGGAATACTCTTTTTCCCTGAGTCAGCTTATAAAAATAAAGCTGAGGGATTAACGGGACGTATGCGACTGATGCTCTTGATTATCGCTGGGAACTGTACGCGCGTAGCAAGGCAAACAGCAGTATTCGCTCTAATATCTTCACTGTTGATATTATCGATATTTCGAAAGGTTCTACCGCTTCCGGTGGTGGTTCGAATAATACAACAACAATTACATTTCATGGCCGTATTGTCACGCCCTTTGCGATTCAACCGGGGGACTGGTCAAACTTTGATGCGCGTTACCAGGCTAAAGGTAATTATACTCCTGCTGGTCAGGCTTATACGAAAACAGAAAGTGACGGTCGTTTCCAGCCAAAAGGAAGTTATACACCAGCAGGAGAGGCTTACACGAAGGCGCAGTCTGATGCACGCTATTTGCAGGGGATTCGTGTAAGCGCAACTCAGGTTCGTGAATTTCGCGATGGGGGCGGCTATTCGTCAAATGACGCAGCATTTGCAACAGCAATCGCTATGGTAGGTGGAAGTTCGAACGTTGGTTCTCTGTTAGTTTAGGTATCTCCAACGGAATATTAACCGGCCACTTGGGTAAATGTAGCTACGTAATCAGGGGAATAAGATGCAACATCTTAAAAATTTAAAGAAATATACTCCAGATGATGAAGATAGCCTGTTTCTCATGAATGAGCATGGAGCAGAGTTTTTTATTTCTGACGATGGGCGGGACTGGTATAAATCACAGTCTGATTTTTTACCTAATACTCTGAAAGTTGCATATGATGAAGCGGGAATTATTCGTTGTATCAGTAATGATGTGTCAACTATTTATCCGCGAGATTTTAGCATCGTGGAAGTTAAAAACCACGTCAAAAAATAAAATGGCGGATATTTCAGGTGAATGGGTATTTAAAGATGGAAAAATCCAGCCGCGCCAGTATTCGCAAAATGAGCTAATCGAACAGGCGGAGACAAAGAAAGCTGAATTATTGTCAGCCGCAGCCGCTGCAATTGCTCCGTTGCAGGATGCTGTTGATATTGGTATGGCAACTAATGAAGAAACAGCGCTTTTGCTGGAGTGGAAAAAATATCGCGTACAGGTTAACCGGGTTGATACGAGTACAGCGCCGGGTATTGAGTGGCCCGAGCAACCGAAGTAGGGTTATTACGAAAAAAACGCCACCCCTGATGGATGGCGTTCTGTACTGAGATGTTCTATTTAATGCCGTATTTTTTTTTCGGTCACAAATTTAGGCTCTTTCCAGTTTGGACCTTTTTCAGGTAATGGCTTACCAGTTTTCTTTAACTTTCCCTCTTTAAAGAGTTTTTGATGAGTATTTAATAGTTCACCATTAGCAACAACCTCAAATTTGTAATTAACATACATCCGGTCGATAGTTGGGTAGGGTGTACGAAGAGCAAAATGTAAAAGAACATCTTCTACACTTTCATTTTTATAAATGCTTTCAAGATCTAACATTATTTTCCCTCCTCTGCTTTGCGATACGCTTCTTCTGCTTCAGGCGTATACAAAGGTTGAGTTTTTTCATTAATTTTATAATCTTCTAG